ACTTAACTTGGTATATGTATCATCAAACGGAATAAATGTCTTATTTGTTTCAGCATCAACTACCGAATAATATGCGGTGGTTGGAAGATACTTAACACTTTTTGTTGGTGATGAGTTTGCGAATGTTTTTGCTGGGAATCTTTCACGACCATACACTCTAATTTTTGCTTTAGAGTTTTCCTTGTATTCTGATTGGAAATCTTTAACGTAAACAATCAAATCAGAGTTTGTTTGTGGTGATAATGACCCGGTATTAAATGAGGTATTATCCCAACGAACCTCTAATGTAGGAACATAAATTGTGTGAGTGTCTGATGAGAAGAATTTAGCCGAACCGAACTTACGAACTGACTCCTCGTTGTCTTTTGATTTTAAAATTATAAAACCATAGTTTTCACGATGACCTTGTAAAAAGTCGTTTACATAATCGGTGACTTCAACATTTAAGTTTTGAACATACTTGTCAAATGTTTGGAAGTAATGTTTACCTGTTAGGAATGAGGATGTGTACCAAGTACCACCACCGGCGTTTACAGCACCCCTAGCTTCGTATTTGTTATCCAATACCAACGATGAGGTTGGATATAAGTCAGGGTCAGTTTGTAATTTAAAATTTTGGATATACGCGTTACCTTGACCCGAACCACTTGCGTAGTAAGACCATCTAAAAGAGTATTCACCATTTTGGTCAGCAGTAAAACTTTGAGTATAAGGACCCGAAGCGTTCAGTAATTCAAACGTTTCTTCACGACCATCTGGTTCAATAACTTGGTATTTTAAGTTGTGAAGACCCGACCCGGTATTAAAATAAAAACTTGAAGTATATGAAATTCCAGCATACATTATAAAGTTTCTATTAGCACTAGCTCCACCAAAGTTTGATGCTGTCAAGAAAAGTTTGGACTGACTAACAAATATACTTGGCAATTCACCAGCTGAACCCGTAATTGCATTGTTCAAGAAGTAGACTGTGGTTGTGTTTGGAATTGCGTAGGTATCCCAAACCAAAGTGTCAGCAGTCGGTGTTCCGTAAATATAAAAATTGTCTATAAACCCATCTGAGCCGTTTAACCCGTTCCTATCAAAAAATGTTAATGACACTTCGTATGTGCCGGTAGTTTGTGGTGTAAATGTAACAGATTGTGTTGATGCTGCTACAATAGATTGAGTATAGTTTGATAAATCAGTTAAATACACACCATTATAACCTACTCTAAAATCCACACCACTTAATGTGTTTGGGTCTACTTCGAATGTCATCGTGTATTCTTGTCCGCCAAGTAAGGAAGCACTCAATAAAGCAGTACCACCACCATAGTTAGCTCCCGATAACTTCATTCTACCATTTTCTACGGAAATTGATGGAGCAACACCATTAGTTCCCACAATACTTTGTGATGAGTCTAATCTAAATGAACCAACAGAAGCCACAAAAGTATACGCTGATAATAGGTTTGAAATTGTTTCAGGATTTGTTGGTTTGTTTACGGTTTCATTTTCAACATCCCAAGCAGAACCACTAATACGATAAACCCAAGATACATCAGTTTCATTATGAGGTGTGTCGGATTCTTTACCAACACCTTCTAACCATTGTTCTTTCACAGGATAAACATACAAATCATATGTTGAAGCAATTTCTTTTTCTTCGGTAGATTCAAGATTTAAATAGTATTTAATACTACCGCTAATGTTTCCGTTGGAAATCAAATTTGAAATTGTATTGAGGTCAAATTCGATAAGAATTCTACTATTACCAATCAAGGTAGATGGGTTAGTGGGGTCATAAAACTTACCAACCTCAAGAATCTCATCCTTGCCAGTATTCTGATTCTTACGAAGTGTATCTTCGTAGATAGTGGCGTCTTTTTTTGGATAAATTCTATAAATCATTTTCTACCTCTTAATATGACATTGGTACTACCTTACCTTTAATATCAAGGTCAGGGTATTTAATTTCAAAAATTGATGGGTCTTTTGGTGGGTATACAACACCCTGTTTGGTTGCGTTCTTAATATCGTACTTGTTAGATGAATATACACCATCCCATTTGTTTACGATTTGCAATCCACCAAAACCATCTCTATCTGGTCTCACAACAGTTTGAACACCATCAATTCTATCCAATAAAATATAAATTTCGGATAACATAATTGGTTGGTTAATTTGTCTCTTATCAATATTGAAATAATCCTTTAATGTATTGATACACTTTAGGAGAACTTCATTTGAGTTGTAATTTGGAAGAACAATAATTTCAAACTCAACGCCAACATTTACAACAAATGCGTTTTTAATGTTTACAGCATCAGTCAAGATTCGATAGTATGAAAGGTAGTTCTTTAAGTTTTCTTTGGTAGCAGCGTTTAGATTCTTTAAATTTTTATTTGAATCATATCCCAATACATAGAGATTTAACGCTAATGGGTTTGCAATTGGATTAGGACCATCATCTAATAGTGTTTGGATTTGCCAGTCTGGGGCAAGGAACGCTTTTGCTACTGAACCAAATTGTGGTGGTAATGCGTATGCTCTTAAAACATAATCTTCTTTGGTCACCGCTCTATTTTGTGCAGCAAAGTAAGCCATTGCATTTTGGCGAACTTGTTCAATCTCTTCTTCATACTTACCACCACCAGCAGCGGCTTCGTTAGTCACAGCAACTGAATTTTGAACTACATTCAGTATTGAAGAATCTAACGCAGAAGTATTTGTATTTTCAAATACCACAGTATCAATTTCAGTAAGGTCTCGTGATGGAACGTTGTCTAATACACCATTACCAATACGATATGTAACTGTTAAAATTGTGTTCGAAGGGGCCACACCATATGTCTTTGAATACATAAAGTTAGATGGGTCAATTCCTTGGTCTAAATCACCACTTGCTGGGTAAAGAGCCGAACCTACATTATCTGGGTTTGGAAGAATTTCCTCATCTGCGTTTGATGATATGCCCGCTCCAAATTGGATTGTAATTGAACCATCTTCTTCTACACGAGTGGCATATCTTTTTGGAACTCTCTTCAATCTTAAAAGATATGGAGTTTCACCAGCATACAAGTTGTAATTTAATGAATATGCGGATGAATTGGGTACTTGTTCAAAAATAGTATCTTGAGCCAAGAATGGAACTTTGTACCAAGTATCACCATTGTCATCGGTAATTTTTACAACATCAATCAAATTTTCATCTTCGATACGAATCTTATCGTAAATCTTTGGAGAACCAAATGTAAAGTCTTCTGCTACTTCTTCACCACTAACCGCCTTTACATATTTCTTCAACAGGTAATATGTTGGTTCGGTTGTGGTTTCGTTGGTTTGGTATACCGTTACTTCAGTTGGGTCAAACGAAGATGAAAATGCAAAATCTACTTTTTGTGTAGTTGAGAATTGTACATCTTGATTTGTAGCAGAATTAACCTTCATACCCTCTTTAATTTTTAGAGCGTAATCAAAGTTAGGATATACATTGTCACCGCTTCCTTTAGAAGGGACAATTTGATATATGGTCAGCGTTGTAGTTGCTGGAACATTCAGTTTTGGTTTGTATCCTAATGCTTGAGAGATAAGGAATACATTACCCTTTTCTTGAGCTTGTTCGAGGATTGACTCTCTTAACTGAACATCGGTATAGTATGAAAGTACATCACCAACATATGATGCCATTTCCATAAACATCATACCCGGTGATGACTCATTAAAGTCATTATACGTTTCAGGGAAGTAGTTTTTTGCAAAGTCAATAAGGTTTTTTCGGAAATCTCCAAAATCCCTACCTACTAAACTTACTTCTTTATTTACCTTGTCAGCCATTTATAATCCTCAAGCAATAGTTAGACCACCTTGTTGGTCTACCTGTATAATTATGGTTTGGTTTGCGCCAGTTTCAGTTACTCTGAAATTAAGTGATATATTAACTCTATTTGAGTCCGGATTCGCTTCCACAATAACATCACTTAATAAAATATAAGGTAACCAAAAGTTTATATCTTCTTTGATAGACGCTCTTAAATTGTCTTCAATAAAACCACCAATTTGTTCAAACAAAAGGGAATAAACATCGGTTCCAAAAAGAGGTTGGAATGGTCTTTCTCCTTTACGAGTTAGAACCAAATTTTTTAAATTAGAAATAGCTTGCTCTTCGGTTGTGTAAGAAGATTGGAAAACACCAGCTCCCCCAAAAGGTAATGTTACGCCAACGGCGACATTCTTTTTGAGGTCAATTGGATTTATTTTCCATTCCTTACGAGCAGCCATTACTTACCTTTCTTAGCGTTGATTGCTTTCATCAAGCCAGAATAATCTCGTGTCAATGCGTTTACCACCGCTTCACCAGCAGGCGTTTGTTTTAGTTGTTCAACAGGGATAGCACTACCTTCTGCAGTTTGAAGAACTCCTGGAGTTTGATTACTCATACCACCCCAAGCCATTGCTTGATTTGAATTAAAACTACCACCCATAGAGTTAATACTTTTCCACTCACCACCATCTGCGGTTTCGTTGAGGAGAGATGCAAACTTACCTTCAAACTTTGGACCAGACTTTTTCTTTGGAGTCGTTGATTCAAAAACGTGTTCTACATCCAACGGGTTTTTTTCAATTTGTTTTGGCTTTGATTGTTTAATTTCTTTAAGAATAGATTCACGGATGGCTTTTTCACGTTTTGCCACTTCCTTCTTCACTTCCTCTTGGACAATGATTTGAATCGCTTTAAATAGTTTATTTGTATCCATATGAATAAATATTAATTTTTCATTAATTGTAGTTCGGTCTTTATTTTGAGTAATTGACCTGTTATTGGGGACAACTGACTTGTCAATGGAGCCCCAAGTGCTGCCGTTAATGGTAACGCTGTTAAAGCAGCAGCGTGAGTTAGCAAAGCATTATTTAATGCTGTAAGTTGAGTTTCTAAATTTGCAAGTTGAGTAAACATTTTATCCATATCAGCTTTCCAATTTGGAGTAGAAACATATACACCTGTTTGACCACTTAAAATAACCGCATCTTTTTTAGAAACTAATAATACTCGGTCAGATGTTACTACCACTTGTGGATTTTCATATACAGCGCTTGGAGTTACACCTAATGAAAGTGGTCGTGTCTTGATTTGTAGTTTTTGTTTGGATGCTAAATAAATTGAAGCATCATCTTTATTAATGTCCTCAACTACAAACTTATTGTATCCACGAGAAAATCCAGCACCATTTCTGATAATAGTGATTGGTGCTTGTGGTGTGGATGATGTCCAGCTTGGCTCTATTGTTGCACCATCAACTAAATTGTCGCTTTGTTTTGTGTTTCTTGGAGTGTATCCAAATCTGATTGACTGACCAAATCTACCTTCAAAAATAACATCACCAAGATATGGTTGTAGTTGAGATAGGTTTTTTAACTCAACAAACCCATTTCCAAATTTGTGTGGTGTTGGTGTTGATGTTTGTGCTGGAACTCCAGCGAATGCTCCATCTAAATTACCAAATGATGTTGCTGATTTTACATTCAACTTTGGTAATGCGTTGTGGTTTACATTTGATTGAATACCAACCGTAGAAATATAATAGTTTCGTACCGATGACCTTTTTTGAGCATTTGAATCAGCATTGGAACCAAGGGTAACCATTACTTGTTCACCGATAACAGGAATCTTTTTACAAGTCATATCCAACGGATACGCTTCGATGGTGTTTCCGGTTTGACCCGTTGTAGTTGCTACATATATCTTGTATAACTTTTCAGGGTCCTTATCATCTAATACTATATTTTCTACCGTACCAAATATCACGCGTCATCTCCATCTTCTCTGGGTAGGTCTTTCTCAACCTCATTCATTGCTTCCATAAGTTGTTTCTTTTCTTCTTCGGATAACAATAA